GATTCTGATTCAGGTTGAGTAGCAATCGGAGGAGGTTCTGGTTTTATATCTTTCCCTACTGCTTGCTCAGATAACTCTTCTAAGCAATCCATCAAACTCGAAAGTTTTTCAATCGCTTCCTGTATCTTTTCTCTACCACCGCTTTCTACAAGATATGTTTCACGGTTCCCGTTCATTTCATTTTTAAGAGCTTCGATCTTTTCTTTGACTCCATCAATCTCAGCTTCAACGGTCTGACTAAGTTCATCCTTTACTTCTCCCTGCCCCGGGCCCGGCCTTTCCTTTCTTCTCATCTGACCACCGCATTCCGGGCATTTTAGATCGGCACAATGGATTTCTGTTTCAACGGTATAATTACATTTAATACACTCACAGGTAAAGGTTTCCGCTTGCGGCTCCTCAATCTCCGCAGTAATTTCTTCGGCTTCCTTGATTGTCTCCGGATCGGTTATTTCTACCTCAAGGTCTTCGGTGACTACTTCTTCCTTTTCGGGTTCCGGGTCTGTCTCAACTTCCCCGGTCATCGCTTTTCCTGCAACCTGAGCATCTCCTTCTTCATTAATAATCGGATCAACAAATTTAAAACTTTCCGAGAGGATCTTATCAGCCAACCCATGCTTGATTGCCTGTTTCGGAGTTAGCCAAGTATCAACAGTCCTTAGAAGGTTAGTCTCTACATCTTCAACGGTACTGTATTTGCTGAACTTAATATAATGATCAAGGATTCTTTTCTTAACATTTTTCCATTCAACCGAAGATGCCTCAAGTTCTGCCGCACTACCCTGAGCCCCGCCCCAGAACTGATGAGAAAGGATAGACGCGTTCGGCCCGATGAAACGAGAGTCACCGGCCATGAAGATTACTAATCCCATACTACAAATCTCCCCGAGTCCGATGGTTCTAATCTTCGTTCCCTGGCTTTGAACATAAGCCATTGTATCGGTGATAGCGAAACCATCAGAACAATAACCTCCCGGAGAATTGATAATCATGGTGACTTCCTGCTCCGGCTTATAAAGATTCAAAGCAATCAGATAATTAACAATCCAGTTGGAAGTCTGCTCGTCGATCTGAGAGAAGATAGGAACAGTGAAGTCCATAAACTCAAATGCCTCAGCGATACCCTTACCCTTGATTCCTTCAAGTTCTTTTGACTGAGCAGTGATTGACTCAATACTCTTTCCAAGTAGAACGGGCTCTCCCGGTCTATCGTCTTTCGGTACTGACTCAACGATAGTTATCGTTTCTTCCTCCGCAGGAGTTTCAGTTTCTTCGGGGATTTCTTCTCCGTCTTTCTCAGGAGGCGGCTGTATAACATCTCCTCCAGGCTCCGGCGTTCCATCATCGTCAAGTTTCTTTTCATCTTCTACCTCCGGGGTTTGCTCTTCCGGTTTTTCCTCTGGGGCTTCCGGGGTTTCCTCTATCTCTTCGGGAGGATCTTCCTTTTTCGCCGGAGGCTCTTCTATGTGCTCAACATCAAGACGCAACGCTTCCGATTTAAAAGATTTACCTTCAAGGATAGTTTTCACTTCCGGGTTAGTCCCTATCGGAGCGGCACTATAAGTTACAAGAAGCCATGAAGTTACGATACTCTGGATTTTATTCTGTTCTGATTTGATATCCGGACGTGCTTTAATCGCTTTCGATAGAGCTTCCTTCCATCCTGTTCCACCACGCCGGATCGTCTTTAACGGGATATAATCAACACTCCAGTCCTGACATATCGGGCCAGTATTTACTCCATCAAAGATAATATCATCGGAGTATAATTGATAAAGGTCATCCGCAAGTTTATGTTTAGCAAAGACTGTTACCCCTATCAAATCACCATCCTTTGATTCCAGATGAACGTTCTTACCAATCGGGAGAAACTTATCACCGTAATCATGAACGTATAGAACAACGCCATTGAAGTATTGCTTGATTGCCCCACTCTGAAGCATAACTTCACCCATAAGGTCAATGCCACCCGTAGCAATTTTATGAACTATCGCACGTTCGGCAGACTTAACCTTTTGAGTAAGATTATGAAAGCTCTTCCGGCAGACAAGTGTTTCATCCGTGAGTTTATAGTCTTGCATCGCCTGAGCAATAGCAGTAGCCGCTCCCTTTGATGCACCTTCAATGAGTTTCCGAACTACTCCGAGAGTGAATGTCTTTGTCCCGAGAGCTGATTTTAGAATATCGTTCATTGTTTTTTATTCTCCTATTGACCGCAATTATTATTTTATTGTTAAGCCGAAAGAAGGAATCGAACCCTCAACCTACTGATTACAAATCAGTTGCTCTCCCATTGAGCTATTCCGGCAGAATAATTAAATGTTTGTACGTCCTCTTCGGCGGCGAAATAACCTACTAAGAAACCGGCCTCTTCCATTTCTCGGGCGAGCTTCTCCACGTGGGTTTGTCTGGCAATTTCCCCGGCCTCCGCCGGTCATTGGTCCTTGACCATTCGGTCCTGTTCCATCTCTATTCGGCATTGTCTTTCTCCTTTTATTATTAGTAGCGGGGACCGGAGTCGAACCGGCGACCTTCGGGTTATGAGCCCGACGCACTACCTTTCTGCGCTACCCCGCATCGGTAAGTCGAGTTACTTCAATAGTTAAGACCTTCATTTTATCCCCCTGAGACTTCTTATTCTGAGTAATTGTTAATAATACTGGTTCATTTACTACCGGGCACATTCCCCAGTAGTTATACTCATCAATTCTATTTCTGGAAAACATCTTGAAGTTTATTAAATGACCTTCGCCACATCTGGCACATTTTGTAATGAAGATAGATTCCAAGCCTTTCATCCTCCGGATACCTCTGTTACAGCTCCAATTGTACATCGGCAATTCGGGTGGGCGTCACCACCTTCAACATCAGCATAGTCGCACTGAAAGCCCACTGAATCACCATTTGCATCCGTGTAAGGTATTTCTTCTCCGAATGTAAAGAATGACTCTTCAATGCTGACAACCATGCCATGTAACGGAACACAAATAGGGCACGCATCCCCCGCCGCAATCCAGACTTTCTTTGTAACAACTCCACTCTGTTTATATGCTTCCAGTGCCCCATGATTAGCCGCCCTCATAATTTCAGTTCTGGCAATAGAATCAGCCCGTGACTTCCACTTCTTCGCATAAAGACCCCTCATAACTACCTGAGCATCCTGAATAGATTGACCTTCTTCAAGAGCAACCGCCAGTGCCTTTTTGATATCTTTCAGAGCTGATTTCCTTGCGGTCTTTGAAAAGTTACTTATGATCTTCGCTATCTCTTTTACCGCTCCCGGAGCTTCAAGATCAAAGACGAATCCTGCTTCGATATTTTCTCCCGAAGCCTGACCGACCTTCTTAAACGCTTGCTGAATACTTTTCTCCCCGGCTTTCGCAAACTTCTCTACATATCCAGCGGCGGTAAGTTCTTTCATTACCTTATCAATATCCGCCGCCGTGATTGCGTTACTTGCGATAGTCATTATAGATTACCCAGTATTTCGGCCGCTTCGTTTCCTAAGTCTTTATATACTTTCTTAACTTCTCTCCGCATTGTCCCTACCTGGGGAGCAGTCTCTTTCATTATCTTTTCGGCGGGAATAGAATAGACTTTCTGTTTCTTTGCCTTGCCTTTTAATCCTGACAAGGTTCTTGAAGTAATAATCTTTGTAGCTTCTTCGGTTGCCTCGGAGATTACTTTTCCAACATCCAGAGATTTGCCTTCAGGGGTATTATCAAAAGAACTTAATTCGTCGGCCGGGATAGTGTTCACTGAAACAAGTACCTTGTCCCCCATACCATCGGGCCGGGGACCTTCTCCGTCTTTAGCTCTTTCTTCATCCGGAGTAGAGTAACCAGATTTAATGTTCTCTGACCGTTCTTTCAGCCGGTATTCTTTATCACTCGGAACGATAGATGATATATCAAACTTACAATATAGCTTCTCATCGAAACGGGGTAATAGTTGCTCGTTAAGTTTTTCCTGGACCCGGATGAGTTGAGGCCCGACACAATCTTCCGCGAGCCTGACTTTGTCAGCGTCCATAGTCGCCCTGGCCGGGGTATGTTCACGGCTTCCGTAAGTAATGGGGATCTTCCAGGTGGAGTAAACATCTTCCTTTGTTTTGGTTCTACCCTTTAGAAAAGAGAAGTCGCGAACCGGGAAGCTCCAGTCTTTAATATCTTTTACCCCAGCAAGGAAAAGCGGTCTGCCCTGTTTATCGGGGGAACAAAAGTCGTTAGTAAACTTCTTTTTGAATTTCTCAAACTCATCAAGGTTAGTCGGTATGGAGTCTAAGACTACCCCGATATCCGGGCGGCCTTTGTTCTGCATTAAAGAGCGTTCAACGCGGTTAATATTGTTACGGGCATCAATAGCTTCTGCGGCAGCCCAGACAAGGGACAGGCCATAATAATAAGGATCAAAGGGGTTAGGGAGTCTGAAATGGATTATCTCTTCGGCTGGGAAAAACTGTTCCTTTCCACTACTCTTACGGAGCGTGTATCCTTTGACCATATCTTCATCAGCCTTTCCTTTCTCGATCTTCATACGGTGAGCGGGGAGAATCCACATCTCTGCCGGGACACTAAGACTATCGTTATTGAGCCAGATATAACTATTACCTACCAGACAAAGATAGGTAATCAATAACTCCGTCATGTCAAAATGATTATGGACCGGGTTGACCGTCCTCCACATATCAAGGAAGCGATGGTCAGTGACTTCTTCATCATTGCCACCGGGCCGCCTGACGTATAACTTTAAGGGAACGGCCGCACTCTTCTGAGCGGTAAGAGAAGTACAGTCAAAGACATATCCCTTAAACTGTTTAATCTGAACATTAAAATCATTCTGAGAACTCTGACCAACCGATCCGCTATCACGACCGCCAGTTAGACTCGTCCAGTTCCCGGTATCGGACATACCACTGAAACTCTTACGGCCGGCAAGAGTAGAAACGGCTTTACTCAAATATGGTATTATTCCATTGCTCATAATATTTTCTTCCAGTTACCTAAATCTTTCTTTTTATCGACATCTTTGGTATTTTCTTCTGCCCGGTTCTCTTGAAGTTGTGCCGCTGATACTCCATAAACATCAGAAAAGGAAAGGATAGCTTTATTCCGTGTCAGCTCTTTCAGTTTATCACTCATGAGAAATTACCCTCCTCGATATTCTTTGACCGCTCTCTTCTTAACTTATTAATAACACAGGAACATGGAACAAGACTCCCTGAAAATTCATTCTGTTCTGTCTTCCATTCAGTTCGATAGACACCTTTATATCCACGGCCATAACATTTTCTACATGATGGTCTTGCCAGCTTTTCCAACTCAGCAAGATCAACCTTTCGGCTTGCCATCTTTTTATTTATGAGGTCTGCGGCTTCTAAGATATTCATTTCTTTCTAACAAACCCCGTTGGTTTCCCATGATAAATAAAACAGTCTTCGCATTTCTCTTTCGTACATTTAGTTGCAAACTTAGGAGGACACTTACCGGATTGCCAACCAAATCTTGACTTGTAAGTGTTCGAGGTCAACTTGCTATCACCGTTCGCCCTCTTGAATGTTTTACTTCCGGGCTGGAATATCTTATCTCTCCGGGCGGTCCTGAGCTGGCTGACCATGCCCCGGTTACTGTCGGCTGTATCTCGAACTTGCTTTGATCTTTAGATTTCAGAGAATCAATTATCATTGAGATGCCCATGAACGGACTCATGACGATCACCCCGACTAAAGCAATGATCGCCATGAATATTCTCTCTGTTACTGATTTATTAACCATACCAGAATTCATTTGTTGTCTTTGTCGGTTCTGCGAAACAGATACCTATTGAATCCGCTCTATCCGGAGAGGGTTGAGGACTTGAGGCTTTTGTCTGCCTTTTATATTCATCTTTGCTTTTTATTTTCAATACCATCTGACTCCCTTTTCTTTTCGGTTCTGTCTTTGTTCTCTGATAAAGTTGAGCTTTCAGAACCGGGTCATCTGGTATATCTATTTCATTATCCCTAAAGATTTTTCCAAGATCGGAAAATGTTTCAGTCATTATATCGTAATAATGTTCTCCGTCTTTCGCCGCCTCAACTACATTTATCGGTATTACATTGTAACCTTCAGCCCTAAGAATTGAACACGCTGCGGCACCTTCCCCGATATCCTCAATCTTTACTGGTATAGTTTTCGGGTTCGGGTAATCTTTAACTATTCCTTTATATCTGGTTACTATCGCCGCACACTCATCCATTCCCGGATGTACGTCTTGTGTTATTTTTAATCCTTCAGCTTTCGTTATTACCGTTTCGTCTATTCCGCTGCCTGATACATCTATCCCGAATTGTACTGGCAATCCTGGCTTGATACTTCTAAGTGCCGCCGCTTCAATATCTATCAAGCGAACTAATGTCTCTATGGACGAAGTTGGGATTTGACCCAGTACCATTGACTGATAAAACGGGCTGTCTTTTCCGTAAGATTCTAATGCTTTCTGATTTGATTCTTTACTTAATCTTGGTGAATCCCATGCTGAAAGATGTATATGATTCCACTGTGCCGCTTTCTTATGATCAAGACTTATCTGACAAAATTCCCCTATCGGGGCGAGGGGAGGAGTGCCGGTAGCTACCCACCTTTTAATGCCACCTTCACCACGTAAACATCTTTCCGCTCCACGCCATATTGAATCCTTGATTCCTTTTGCTTCATCAAATACGATTAGTTGGTTTAGGTTATGATACCCTTCAAAATTTTCTTCATACTGAGTTGAAAAAGCTAATAGAAACCATTTCGGGAACTTCTCTGAGGGCATCAAGTTCTTTGTGATTATTCTTGAACCCCAGAAACTATCTCCTCCTGAAATATTATATAGGTTCCCTACTTCACTCCAGTATTGATTCTGTAACTGTCTATCAGTTGAGCTTGTTGCTATAACAGAACAATGTGGACCGAAAGCAAAAAGAAACCAGAGTGAACATACAGCATCAAAATATGTTTTACCTACTGAGTTAGCACACTTTAAATCAGTTCGTGGATTATCTCTAACCGATATAAGTCCTTCTTTCTGGAATGGATCAAGTTTAGCTCTGAATATTTTTTCAACATAGTATACCGGGTCAGTTCTCCATTTATCCCTTGTCGTCTGTACCGGTGTCATTCCTGTCATCACGATTAGCCTCTAAGATTAAACCCGATATGGACATTATAGAACCACTATGTTCCAGCCCGATCTTATCACTCTGCCCCAGGTAGTTCTTACCAAGGAAAATTGCCATTGCGGCGTTCTTTTTTGCAAGGGTGAATTGTATCCTACGAAGCGATATTTTTCCGGGAGAACTCTTTACCTTGAAATACTCCGAGAAAGTCATCCCCTTTTTTTCTTTAACTCGGTTCTCAATCGTATCTATAGAACATTCAAAAAATTCCGCAATCTCTAAAAGGGTACAGTGAAGAGCACAGAGTTTATTAAAGGTTTCCCAGTCAATCTCTATCCGTGGCCGGCCAGTTCTGCCTTTCCCTTTTGAAGAATCTTTTTTTTTAATCTTTGGAGGCATATCAAAATCCTTTCCTTATCCCGGTAGGAGTAATATCAGCCCAAAAAGGAGAAGCCGCCCGGATAGCATCTCCAAGCGGCTCAATTTCTAACTCACGTATTTCCTGGTAATCCTTTCTGTCTCTGATCTTAGCGGCATGACATTGTTTCGATCTCTCTTCCTGGTTTTCTGAATAATCGGTTATCTCAAATACTCTGTTACAATCTTCATCCAAAAATAGAGGCTGACCGGAAGGGGAGTCTTTCAGGAATTGTAATCCCTGCGGGGGAGGATCATGCTTGGCGGCGGTAAAGCACATTAGACTAAATATCCCTGAGATTAAAAATTAATGCCGGATCCGGCAAAACCCTCTTATTTCGTCTGCGTGTCCTTGATGGAACTTGCGGACCTGGGGGAGGGATAACCCCTGAGAAAATAAATTTACCTTCTATACTTAGTCTAAAACGTGCCAAAAAATTTTATTTCATAGGCTTTCCCTTTTTGATTTTATTATTGATTGCATTGAACCTTCGTATAACGGTCCTTCGGCTCTTTGACATTGCCTTTGCTATATCATTCCATCCAATCCCCGCCCTACGTGAGATATATACAATTACTTGATCTTTAGGGTACTTACCAAAACCTGCTTTATCAATTAGAGTTGTCGGTGTATTCCCGCTGCCATGAGAGAAAACTCTAAGGCTGCCACCTTCACCGTAATCTCGCTCATCTAATTTAATTTCTGGTTCACTCATATAATAAAAAAGCAGTCAGAAAAGACGGGTGTTACTGGCCGCAATTCTGACTGCCTCCTTTGAAAATAATTATAAATTATCTTTTAAGTCTTCAACTGTTCTCTGGTTAATTCCATCATACAATCAAATACACTTTGCACAAAAAGCATATCAACTGCTTTCGTGCCCTCATGATAAAAATAAATAGAATATGATTGCTTACAAAATGGACATATCTCATATGAAGAATGATCGTTCCCGTCATAATCTTGCAGTAAATTTGTTAATTCATCCTTCCTTTTCTGAACAACCGCACCGCACCGCCTACATTGCCCTATCCATAAATCACGATCCTTTCTACCCTCTTTTAATATTTTCATCTTTACCCTCCTTTTAAATTCTCTTCTCTTGATAACAAACGGGGGAGGGAAGGTCTACACCTCCCCCGGTCTGCCGACGAAACTGCAATCTTTTTACCAGTCATCATTTCCCAATTTAAGAAATACTCTATCTCCATATTTTATATAACTTGATTCTATCAGTACATCATGCGATTCTAAGGGCATCGGTGACTGACATCCTTCTTGCCAGTCTGCTATCCGCACATCTAAATTCTTATCATATTTTTTCAACTCTTGAATTAGCTCTTTTACATTCATGCAGTTCTCCTATTCAATGTCATGGAGGCGGGGGGAGTCGAACCCCCTTCTTGTAATAGTTCAATACAGATATGCTACGATCATATCCCGTTATTAGTTTAACCTCATCATGGAACAGGCAAACATTAGAGGGTGCCACGTAGAAGTTTCAGATTCTTTCCCCGGCTCCCGGTAGGAATCCTATCCCGATATCTTCGTTGCCGATCTTATCGGGCGTCTGACCAGCAACGTGACGGTCTAAGCCGCCATTTTCATTGGCTGAAAGTTGCCAATTATTTTAAAGTGCCGGGTGTTTAACGAGGCCTCCCGACCACCTCGGATCGCAATCTTATATCTTCCTATTCAATCGATACCGTT